CTGGCCGTGGTGCAGCACATCTATGAGACGGGCGGCGGCGACTTCGGCGTGCCGCGCCGCACCGACATCCCGCGCCTGCCGCCGCCGCGGGGGTTCAATCCCGACGCCCCGTTCGGCAAACGATGGGACGGCGTGGAGCCCGACGAACGTGAGGCGTGGCGGCTGGAGGCGTCCAACGTGTACGCCCTGAACGTGAAGCAGCGCCAGATGCGCAGCGACTTCGAGGCGCGGGTCGCCGTGGCCACGCGCTACGCCGCCGCACCCGCCATCTGGTTCCCGCACCAACTCGACTTCCGCGGGCGCTGCTACCCGATCCCGCCGTTCTTGAACCATCAGGGCGACGACGTGAGCCGATCACTCCTGATGTACGCTCACCCCAAACCGCTGGGCCGGCACGGAGAGCGGTGGCTGCACGTCCACGGCGCCAACTGTTACGGTTACGACAAGAGCAGCTACGACGATCGCGTGCAGTGGTCGCGTGATCACCTGGGCGAGATAGTCGCCTGCGCCAAAGACCCGCTGCGCAACCGCCTCTGGCAGACGGCGGACAAGCCGCTCCAGTTCCTGGCCGCGTGCATGGCGCACAACAGCGACGCCTACGCACAGCGGCTGCCGATCCAGATGGACGGGACGTGCAACGGGCTCCAGCACTATGCGGCGATGGGCCGCGACGAGCACGCCGCCGCCGTGGTCAACATGACGCCGTCCAAATCGTCGGCTGCGCCGTCCGACGTGTACCAGGCTGTGGCCACCGACGTGGCGGCCGGCCATGAGGACGCGGACGTGGTCGAGCACCTGTCGCGCCAGATCGTCAAGCGCCCGGTGATGACCTCGGTGTATGGCGTCACCATGGTCGGAGCACGCGAGCAGATCAAGGACGAGCTTCAGAAAGGGGGAATGGAGTCGAAGGCGGCCTACGAGCTGGCGACGAAAATGGCGCGTTCGGTGCTGGACGGGCTGACCGATGTCTGCCCGTCTGCCGTGGCGATCATGGACTGGCTACGCGGCATGGCCCGCACGATCGCCAAGTCCGACAAGGCCGTGCAGTGGACGACGCCGCTGGGCTGGCCGGTGCTCCAACCCTACTTCCGCTACCCCAAAGAGCTGGTCAAGACGGCGATCAGCGACTTGGTTTTCTTAAAGGTGGGGGCCAAAGCCCCGCCGGCCGTGGCCCGGCAGGTCAACGGCTTCCCGCCTAATTTCATCCACTCAATCGACGCGACGCACATGCTCCTGACCGCCAGGGCGTGCCACGCCGCCGGCATCCACTTCGCCGCCGTTCACGACGGCTACTGGTGCCACGCCGCCGATACGCCCAAGATGCACGAGCTCCTACGGCAGGCGTTCGTCGATCTTCACGCCAAGCCGCTGCTCCGGGACCTGCACAGTCAACTCGAAGATCGCTACCACCTTGAGCTGCCCGCCCCACCACCGGCCGGCGGCTTCGATGTTCGGGATGTCCTGACAGCCCCATATTTCTTCTGCTGACTATAAGATCATTACTTACAGGACATTATAACGCCAGCGAAATGCCCAAAGCCTACGTCATCTTTGCGGGGCCGAAGCGGCGCATCCCCTTCCGCACCCTGCGCAGGCTGGTCAAGCGCCGCCCCGCCCTGGCCCCGCGCCTGCTGGCGACGTGGTTGACTCAGGCCCTGTCGGGCAGCAACGTCACCCACGTCGCCATCGGCGACGGCGTCGTCGTGCTGGAGCCCGCGCTGGACGGTGACCGCTACTATGCTTTCCGCGACTACGTGTTGACGAACGCCACGCTGATCGACCTGGTGACCGTCAACGTCGCCAGATCGATCGACCTGGCCTCACGCCGCCCCCGCGTCGGCCGACCCGTCGCCGCGATCGTCCGGTCGCTGGCGCACTGGATCACGCGCGGCCTGACGCCCGCCGACAACTGCCTGACGATCACCGTCGGGCTGCTACGCGACGGCGGCTGCCCGGTGCCTGATACCATTCTGACGCCGATCCAACTCCGCAACTGGCTCGTGTCGCAGGGATACCACCATGTCACTCTTTCCTGACGATCGCGTGAAGGGTACGAGCGCCGCTGACCTGGTCGATCATCTGAACAAAGTCATCCACCACCCGCCCCAGCCCGAGCCCGGCCGGCTTGACGACCCGGCCCAACGCGACCAGTATTGGATGCGCCGTGGGGCACGCGACCTGGTGGACGGGCTGATCGCCAACGCCAAAGTCATCCTCAGCCGCGAACGGGAAACGTAGGAGACGCCATGGCTGACCCAATCACCCTGACCATCCTCGGCATCGCCGCAGCGTCGTCGGCCGCCGGGGCGGGGGTCGGCATCGCCAACGCGCTCAAGAGCAACCGCACGCCCGACCTGCCCAAGCAGGGCTCCATCGTCATCCCGCCGCCCGAGGACACGATCGACACCGATGCGATCGCACGCGAGCGGGCGCGCCGCCTGCGCCGCCAGACCACACTTGAAGACCTGAGGCTGTCTGGGCCCGCCGGCGCGTCGCTGACCGACGCCGGCATCAGGATTCCACGCGAATGAACAACCAGGCCCAAACCAACTCAACCAAGCGCGGGCCCGTCGGCAACCTGTACGCGGCCGACGACGGCGAGCGCTCGGCGATGCTCGACCAGCTCAGGACCATCGCGGCGCTGTCGAAGCCGTGGGTGCTGCCGCCGCACGGCCAGATGGAGAATCAGCCGCTGCCGGAGAACTACCAGTCGATGGGCTCGATGGGCGTCAGCAACCTTGAAGGCAAGATGCTCGTTGCCCTGTTCCCGCCCGAGCAGCCGTGGTTCGAGCTTCAGCCCAGCGCCGAGGAACGCTACCGGCTACGCGACGACCCCGACTCCCTCAACGAGCTGGACGCCTGGCTGGGGTTCATCGAACTGCTCGCCCAGGCGAAGCTCGAATCGGTGAACATCGCCGTCAAGCTCCCGCGCCAGTCCAGCTTCCGGTCCAAGAAAAGGCAGGCGCTGTCACAGCTCCTGGTCACCGGCGACGTGCTGGAGCGGCTCGACGCCGACTACCGCCTCACCGTGTACCGCAACGATATGTACGTGACGCGCCGCAACAATGAAGGCGACGTCATCTACCACGTCGTGCGGGAGATCATCGATCCCAGGACGCTGGACCCCCAGAAGTTCAATGTCGGCGCGGCGCAACTCCCCGACGAGTTGGTGAATAAGGAGCTGGCCAAGGATCGCATGGTCGATATGTACACGCTGGTCGAGCGCCAGCCGCTGTCGGGCACATGGGTCATCAAACAGGAAGTGAACGGTGGGGTCATCACGAAGGAAGGCGGCTCGGAGGAGCCGATCAGCCCGTATTTCTCGACCGCCTTCGAGCTGCCGCCCGGCGAAAACTACGGTCGCGGGTTCGTCGAGCTGAACATGGGGCGGCTGCGCACCCTGGACGAGCTGGAGCGTCGCCTGCTGGACTTCGCGTACATCCACTCGAAACAACACCCAGTGCTGGACATGGCCAGCATGATCCGCGATGAGGACCTGAACCAGCCCAGCGGCCGGCCGATCCGCGGCGCCCGCGTCAGCGGTGGCCAGATTCAGGACATGGCGTGGATGGCGCCGAGCAACACGGCGCAGTTCCAGCTCGTCGCTGAGATGGTCAGGAGCAAGACCGCCGACCTGGGCCGCGCCATGCTGCTGCGGACCGAGGTGCTTCCCGAGAAGGAGCGCGTCACCGCCGCACAGATTCGCGCCGAAGTCTCCGAGCTGGACGGGGCGCTGGGCGGGTTGTACGCTCCGATCGCCGACAGCCAGCAGATTCCGCTGCTCCAGCGCACGCTCTGGCAGATGCAACGGGACATGCGCATCGAGAAGATCGGCGACGACCTGGCCGAGATCAGGGCGATCACCGGCATCGCCGCGCTCGGCCGTGAGATCGACCTGGCCCGCCTGTTGGGCGTCGTCCAGCTCATCGGCAGCCTGCCCAGCGAAGAGGCTCAGGCGCGGATCGACTACGGGGTCGTCGTGGACCGCGTCGTGCGCTTGGCCGGGATGAACGAGCCCGGCGTAGTCAAGAGCCGCGCCCAGGTCGAAGAGGAATTGAAGCAGCGCCAGCAGGCCGTCATCGCCCAGCAGGCGGCCGAAGCCGCCGTCACGGCCGCGGCCGATGTCGCCGCGAAGCAAGCCCAAGCCCAACTCGCCACCACAGGAGTCGCCAATGTCGCTTGATCCCACGCCACCCATACCCCCGCCGCCGCCACCCGCCCCGACTCTGATCGCCGGCAAGTTCGCCGACCGCGCCGCCCTGGAGCAGGGCATCCACCAGATCGCCAAGCAGATCGGCTACGAGTTCGACACCGCCAAGCCGCTCATCGGGCCCGGCGGCCACGCGGCCGACGTGGATGGCGCGGTGCAAATCTACAAGGGCCTGGAGCGGATGCAGGCCATGCGCCAGCCTACGCCCCCTGCGCCGCCCGCGCCGCCCGCACCCACACCATCGCCGCCAAAGCCCAACGAGAAGATCGAGCTGGGCGTACAGGTCAACGACGACACCACCGTCGAACAGATCGTCGAGGCGGCCGGCCTGACGATGGACGACCTGGCGGCGCAGTACAGCCAGAACGGCAAACTGACCGACGAGCAGTACGCCGCGATCAAGAAGGTCAACCCGGCCATGAGCAGGCCGATCGTCAACGAGATCGCACGCGCCAAGGTCGCCGGCGCCCAGCAACTGGCCGGGATGCGTCAGCAACTCGTGACGATGACCGGCGGCCAGGCGCAGTTCGACAACCTGATCGCATCGGCCCACCAGTTCCTGGACCCGCACGAGATCACGCCGTATCAGGACTCGCTGAACAACCCCACTACGGCGCGGCAGGCGATGGAATCGATGCTGTTCCGACACCAGCAGGCCGTCAGGAGCGGCAAAGTCCAACCGCTCACCGGCGGAGACCAGACCCAACCGGCCGGCGGGGCGAGCGGCGCGATCATCCAGAGCCGCGATGAATACGCGAAGATCGCCAATCGCGCCGAACGCGGCGACAAGGAAGCCGCCAAGCGTTTGCACGCACACCACCAAGCCGGCGGGCTTTACATCCCCAAAATCTGAGCCCAAGCCCGACACCCTGAACCCACGAAGGACCCGCCCATGTTCACGTTCTCCAAAGAGACCATCGTCAGGCTCGACAATCTCAAATCCAGCGTTCAGTTCACCCTGAAGATCGGCGCCGCCGACGGCATCGACCGTTACATCGCCACGCTGGTGGACAAGTATCAGGGCCGCCGCTGGTGCAGCGCCGTCGCCGGCTCAAAGCAGGAGGCGCTGGAACTCGTGCTCGACTCGGCCGATCCCAGCCTGGCCCCGCGCACGCCGGCCGAGCTGGCGATCGACCTGCAACAGCAGCAGGCCGTCAACAGTGAACTGGTGCAGCGGCTCAAGGCCGCCGGCGAGCGGCTGGGCGTGAACCTGCTCGAAGGCATCCGCACCCCCGCCCCCGGAAGCGCCCCCGGCGCGCCCCCGCCCGTGCCGGAGGGGCCGGTCAGGAAGCGCAGGCAAGCAGCGCCGACGCCGCCCGCGGTCACCGAGCGGCAGCCGCGGACCACGGCCCAGATGAAAGAGCTGGCCATGAGCGGCCCGCCGGACACCAGCGCGTACATGGACTTGCCGGGCGGCACGCTGGTGGAGATGCTCACCGAGCGCGGCCTGGGGGCGCCGGACGGGGCGCCTGGCAGCGACGACTGGAAACGCGAAGCAGCCGAGAATATCATCAACCACGACCGCGGGCTCGGTTGACCGCTCCCCACGCGGATTCGGTCAACCCGGCAACAGCGGAACCTGTCAGAAGAGCCGCGCTGAGTCATCGGCGGGACAACTCCGACGCAGGCAGTGATCCATTCACCACTGCACGGAGACCCCCGCGATGGCAACTTCCAACGCACAGCGGTTCCTGGCCAAGGGCGGCGTCGATGACGAACTCGCCCTGACAATGTTCTACAACCGAGTCCTGGAGGCGTTCCACGCCAAGACGCTGTTCTGGAACGCGGTCGGCCCCGAGGGCGTGGGCGCCGACGTGATCCCGTCGCAGATGATCGCGTCCGAGATGGTCAGCCAGGGCAAATCCTGGCAGTTCATCCAGGTCGCCCTCGACGACGGCGCCGTGGATGAGCACGTCCCGGGCACCGAGCTGCTCGGCCAGCAGTTCGAGCTGGACGAGGGGCTCATCACGATCGACCAGATTCTTGTCAAGCACTACGACATCCCGGTCGATCAAATCCAACTCAGTCACTTCAACGTGATCGCCCCCGTCGCCCGCAAGTTGGGACGCGGGCTGGCGACCGACA